GGGGATCAAACATTGCCAAAAATATTGATCAATTCTTCGCAACAGGCCGTGAAAGTGTAGCCTGTCAGGCCATGAGAAAAGTCCTACCACATCTGGAGCGCATACAGCCCAGGCACATACTGGACATTGGAAGCTGGCATCTGAAACAGAGCATAGAATTCCTACATGTGTTCCCCGAGGCTTATGTTCATGCTTTTGAGCCCACCCCAGAAAGCTATGAGCTCTGTGTAAAAACACAGCGAGGATTAGAACAGGAATTCAGGAGCCGTGTACAGGTCTGGCCTTTGGCTCTGGGCGAAGAAAATGCTCAGATTGATTTCTTTGTGGTAGATCCATCCCGTGGTGATGACAATCAGGGAGCAGCTAGTCGTTATGAATTTGTGCCAGGCATGAACGGAAGTTTTTATAATAAGAACTGGGTACAGAAAAGAATTATAGCATCCATGCAGACTCTGGATTATTGGGTAGAAAACAATAGCATAGATCAGCCCATTGACATGATCTGGATGGATACACAGGGTGGAGAACTCAGAGTCCTGCAAGGAGCAACCAAGACTCTGGAAACTGTGAAAATTATTTTTACCGAAGTAGGTATCAAAGAATACTATCAGGGTCAGGGTCTCAAACCCGAGATTGACGCATTTTTATTAGCTCGTGGCTTTCAAGAAGTTACCGAAGCATTTGAGCTCAATGGTTTTGAATTTGAAGGTAACACTGTTTATGTAAGGAACTAATATGCAAAGTATCGCGTACATAGCACACCGTGGTCTGTATCAGGGACCCAGTCAGGAAAAAGAAAATCGTCCCAGTCAGATCGATGATGCTCTGAGCATGGGCTTTGAGGCCGAGATTGATCTTCGGATCAAAGATGACCAACTATGGTTAGGTCATGACGAACCGCAGTATTGTATTGACAAGCATTGGCTCATGAGACATAGTCCACGACTCTGGATTCATTGCAAGGATCTGCAGGCTCTGGAATGGTGTACTAAAAATCCAAGCCTGAATTTCTTCTGGCACCAGGAAGATGACTTTACCCTTACCAGCCAGCATTTTATCTGGACCTATCCAGATGGTCCGCTGGGTTTTCGTAGCATCAGTGTTATGCCTGAATGGAAGGGTGATAATTTCATAGGCCTGACCAAGTATGTCAGATCAGGTCAGCCTTTGGCTGGTATTTGTAGCGACTTTATTTTGAGAATAAGAGACGATGTCAAGTCAGACGATTATACTGCGTGGTAGTCTACACTTTCCCAAGAGACCAGGACACTATGTTCAGAATGTCATAGATAGTATTCGTAGCTGGTTTCGTGGTGAGCTCATACTAAGTACCTGGCACGATCAGATACCCGAGGCACGTAATCTTATTGGCCTGGATGGCATAGTTGCCAGCCCTGATCCTGGCGATGGTCCGTTGCAGCAGATGCAAAGACAGCTCAATAGTTACTGGGCTGGTGTAAATGCTGCACATGGCGAACAGATATTAGTAACACGAACTGACATTCTGCATTTTCAGAATCTTTTTGACCTCATGGAACTTGAAGCAGAAAGTCAGTGGCAACAACAGAGCAGACATAACCTGGGCATTTTCCGTCATAAGCTCATTGTTGGAAACATGATGACCATCAATCCTAACAGCACTGAGCGTATCAGGACTTTCAGAGTCTGTGATTGGTTTCAGTGTGGTTATCGTGAGGACATACAAAAGTGGGCCTATATTACCGAGGAGCTGGCACAGATACCCGTCTCTGAGTTACAGCAGAGCTGGAATCACGAAGGTATCTGCACCGAGAAGCTCTGGCAAGTATTGGTGCTGAAAAAGCATTGTGCCAAACTCAGTGGTCTGGACTGGCGCAATACCAGTGACTACGATCACCTGGCCTGGAATGTTCTGGTAGACAACTTCAGAGTACTAGATCAGATCAGTACCTGCAAAAGTATAAACCTAAACTGGGCGTTTCAACCTCAGCGCCTGGAATGTTATGTAACGGAAACAGAATGGAAGAAACAGTATCAGAACCTCACAGCCCAAAAGTAGCAATTTTACTAACAGGGTTTTGGAGAAGCTTCGGTAAGACTCAGGAAAATCTCAGGGCCGTGGCAGATGGTCTTGATGCCACAGTTTTTGCTGTTACCTGGGACTCAGATGAATGGAATACCAGCAAAGGAGTATATCGTCAGAACATAACTGCTGACATGTTTCCTAAATGGATTCAGCATACCAGAATTGAAAGTCTAGAATCGTATGCAAACAATCGTGTAAGCTTCAGACAAAATCCCCGAGCTAATGATGTCATGATAACATCTAAACGAGCTCAGGAGCACGGAGAATTCTGGGCCAATAGACTCAGGGATCAGTGGTATCTGGTACGTCGTGGTTGGGATCTAATTACCAGCACTGGTATAAAATACGACCTGGTTTTCCGATGTCGCATGGACATAGCATTCAGCCAATTTCATAGCTACATGTTAGGCCTAGTAGGCCCATACATTGAAATACCGCAGGACATCGGAGGCTGGAATTATACTGATCACATGGCCCTGGGTGGTTGGGATGTTATGACCAAGTATTGCACATTCTATGACAATATGCAGGCTTGCTATGATACTGACAATGTTGACCCTACTCATGCCGTAGATTTTCCCAAACATTATATTACCAAGTATGGTAAATCTGTCACTGTGATTGTAAATCAAGACATCAAATACGAGATTGTGAAACCATGAAAGATTTTATCTTCTTCAACTATGACTGGGTTCCTAACAGTACCTATATCTTTAGAAGCTTTGAGGCTGCAGGGTATAGCTGCGATTTTGTCAATGAACAGAATCTCATGGATGTACGCTTTACCAAAGAAAAATATCGATGCGTGGTTGTATACCTGCACGAGCCCTGGCAGTTACCGCATATCAATTCACTGATTTCCCGATACTGGCCCGATGCCTTTCTGATTCAGCATGACGACACTGACGAAGAACAGGTACAGAAATGGCTGTATCGCAGTCCAGACCTAATCATGCAACGTGAGGTAACTCATAGAACTGTAAATCCATACAGTTGTCCACTGTATCCTCAGCACTTTCCCATAGCCGACATTCACAGACCCGAGCTGTCCAGAGAGAAAACCATAGATGTCTGTTTCATAGGAACACCCAGTAATCCCAGACGTGAATCGTTTGTGCGTAGGTTGCAGGAGCTGAGTCAGGGAAGCCTAAAACATCTAAACTGGGGTCTCATGTATGGCAGGGGCAAGAATCCTGCACTAAACATTGCTGCCATCAATCAGAGTAAGATTGGACTAAACTTTCCAGGTAATAGTTATGACAGTTGGCGTATCTGGGAACTAGCCAGTGCAGGCGTGGCGACTATCATGCCAGAGTTACCACTGAAAAGTGTAACTGCAAAACACCAGCCCTATGATGAGTATACACGAATTGAGCTCGATGGTTCAGACCTGGAAGAAAAGATTGTCTGGATGTTAGAAAATGATCGCTGGGAACAACATGGTGCCCGTAACCGCGAATCATATCTAAAGTATCATACGCCAGAAAAATGCTTTGAGCACTATCATGAATGCGTGATCATGCACGCTCCCATACAGCCACGTATACCTGCTGACCTTAGTGCCGAACCTTTCTTTGAGGCCTGGCGTAGAAGACCTGTATGAAAACAAAAACAATGATACACGTAATCAAAGGACACTGGAATAGCGCAGGAATTGTATGATAAAACTTGTTATATTTGATCTAGACGGTGTACTAATCGATAGTCGCGACCTACACTATGAAGCACTGAACCGAGCTCTAGCCGTCATAGGACCAGGCTATCAGATAAGTCGCGAAGAACATCTGAGTACCTATGACGGTCTGAACACCACCAAGAAACTGCAGATGCTGACCGAGCACAAGGGCCTGGGTACTGAATTTTATGATACCGTTTGGAAATTGAAGCAGAAATATACTATCGACGAATTCAGAAACTTCAAATACAATCAGGATCTGATACGTATTTTCCAGTGGCTCAAGAACGAAAATTATCAGATTGCCGTAGCCAGTAATAGCATTCGAGAAACACTAAAACTAGCCTTGCTAAAGATAGGGGTTCTTGAATATGTTGATTACTATGTTAGTAACCAGGATGTTCGCAGACCCAAACCCTTTCCCGAAATGTATTGGGCTTGCATGACCAACCTGGGATGTACCGCCAAAGAGACCCTGATCATCGAAGATAGTCACATAGGTCGTGAAGGAGCTTTGGCCAGTGGTGCACATCTGCTTCCTGTAGCAGATTGCCTGGATGTAAGCCTCAGTAAAATACAGATGGAGTTGGACAAGTTGAATCAGGTACACAAAGAACTAACCACGCCCTGGATAGACAAAAATCTGAACGTACTACTTCCCATGGCTGGAGCAGGTTCAAGATTTGCCAATGCAGGTTATACATTTCCCAAGCCACTGATCGATGTACGTGGCAAGCCCATGATTCAGGTAGTTGTTGAAAACCTGAATATTCAGGCCAATTACATTTACATAGTACAGCGTGAGCATTATGAAAAATACAATTTACATCATATGCTCAACCTAATTACGCCTAATTGCAAGATTGTCTGTGTTGATGGTGTTACCGAGGGTGCTGCAGTAACAACATTGCTGGCTCGTGAGTACATAGACACAGATCAGCATTTGTTTATTGTAAACAGCGATCAGTATGTAGAGTGGAATTCCAATCAGGTCCTGTATGCCTTTGGCAATGACAGTGTTGACGGTGGCATTGTTACCTTCATCAACAGTCATCCCAAATGGAGTTATGTAAGGCTGAATCAGGAAGGGTTTGTCAGCGAAGTCGCTGAAAAGAAAGTAATCAGTAATCAGGCAACCGTGGGCATGTACTACTGGAAGGCTGGTCGTGACTATGTAAAGTATGCTGACCAGATGATTGCTAAAAATATCAGAGTCAATAATGAGTTCTATGTTGCCCCTGTATACAATGAACTCATACAGGCAGGTGGTAAGATTCGTGTCAAGGAAATACAGGGAATGTGGGGGTTAGGCACACCCGAAGATCTAAATTATTTTCTAAAGGAACATTCATAATGGCTATTCAAACTGATGGTGAAAGTATCTGGACTGATGGAAAACAGCCTGATACACAAGACGACGAAAACCGTGATTACACTCCGCCTTCGAACAACAACAGGTATGGCTGGAAACAGGTGGTAGAACAAGCACCCTATCACCCTGGTTATGAAGGTGCAGTATTTGAAAGAAAGATTGCCTACAAATACAATGAACAAATGCTGATTGCCCAGCTTCATTCCTATGTAAACAGCACCTATGATCAGCATTATGCTCAGGGTAAAATTCAGACCACCGAATTCATCATTGACTGTGGTGATGGCATTCCACATACACGAAGCAACATCATCAAATATGCACAAAGATATGGTCGTAAGGAAGGCCGAAACAGAAAAGATATATTGAAAATTCTACATTATGCCCTTATAATGTTATACGTACATGACTTGGAGACTAAACATGAAGATAAGTAATGAAACACTGCAAATCCTAAAGAACTTTGCAACCATCAACACCAATATGATTTTGCGCCCTGGTAAGCAATTGGCTACCATGGCTACTGCCAAGAATGTATTTGCTGTTGCCGATATTGCCGAAGAGATTCCTCGCACAGTTGCCATCTATGATCTAAACAGCCTGTTGGCATTGCTGACACTGGGCGAAGGTTCTGAGATTGAATTTGGCGAGGAAAGCCTGAACATTACCATCGAAGGCGGTGGTGAGTTTGAATACTTTTATTCAGACGAGCGTCTGGTAACAGCAGCTCCTCCAGCAGGCAAGACAATCCAGATTGACGAACACTATAAGTTTGATCTTAGCGCCAGTGATGTGCAGACTATTCAGAAAGCCATTGCAATTACTGCTAGCCCACATCTGTTCGTTATCCGTGAAGATGGTGAGGTAACTCTGAGCGTACAGGACAAGAAAAATAAGAAAGCCAATAGCTTCAAGAAAAAGCTGGGCTCAAGCGAAGGTCCTGGTTTTACAGCCATCCTGGATGTAAGTTTGTTCAAGATCATCCCTGACTCATATAATGTGACTGTAAGTGCCAAGCGTTTCATGCACTTCAAGCATGCTACCAAGCCCGTGCAATACTGGCTTGCCTTAGATACAGATTCAGCATTTGTAAGCTAATTTGAAATTTTTATCATGGAGTTATTATGGACGTTCGTGAAGATCAATTTTTATGGGTTGAAAAATATCGCCCCAGAAAATTAGATGACTGTATTCTCCCTGAAAGCCTGCTTCAGCCCTTTGGGCAGATGTTGGCCAAGGGCGAGATACAGAACATGCTTCTGTGTGGTAGTGCTGGCACAGGCAAGACTACTGTAGCTCGAGCTCTGTGCGAAGAGCTTGGATCAGACTATATCATTATCAACGGTTCCGAAGAGTCAGGTATTGATGTTCTCAGAACCAAGATCAAGCAATTTGCCAGCACGGCCAGCTTTGGTGGCGGCACCAAGGTTGTAATTCTCGATGAGGCTGATTATCTAAATCCTAATAGCACTCAGCCAGCTCTTAGAGCGTTCATCGAAGAGTTTAGTGTCAATTGCAGATTTATTTTTACCTGTAATTTCAAGAATCGTATCATCCAGCCCTTGCATAGTCGTTGTGCTGTATTTGAGTTCAAGATTGCCAAGGATGAACGTCCCAAGATTGCGGCCAAGTTTTTCAATCGTGTTCGCTTTGTACTTCAGAACGAAAACATCGAAGCCGATCTCAAGGTTGTTGCCAAGGTAATTGAAAAGCATTTTCCAGACTATCGTCGCACACTGAATGAACTTCAGAGATATAGTGCAGGCGGTGTAATTGACAGTGGTATTCTTATCAATCTGGACGATGCCAAATTTACTGAACTTGTAAACAGTCTCAAGGACAAGGACTGGAAAGTAATGCGTCGCTGGGTTGTTGATAATTCTGACACCGAGCCAGCAACAGTATTCCGAAAGCTCTATGATGGACTAACTGATCGTGTATCAACAATTCCTCAGTTAGTCATGCTCCTGGCTGATTATCAGTACAAGAGTGCCTTTGTTGTAGACCAGGAAATCAATCTTGTAGCCTGCCTGACAGAAATCATGGCAACCATGGAATGGAAGTCATGAAGTTCTTTGACGATGAAGTTGCAGATAAACCCGAATACGTGGAGGAAAAGCATACCGAAGCCAAGCTAAGTCCTTTTGATTGGTCCAAGGCAATCTGCGAAACCAAACAAAATCTCATGGTTGACGATTGGGCAGAGAAGCAATACAATGCCTTCATGATAAATCGCAGTCTAAGCATGGGCCAGGATACCGTGATCTTTGCCAATGAAATGAACAGCAGATCACATCTGGACCGAAAACTACAACATGACTTTCTTATAAATATCATTAGAGCCCGTAAGCGATTCAATAAATGGATCAAAGCCGAGGCCGTGGATGCAGTTGAGGTCATCAAAGAATACTATGGTTATAGCACAGAAAAAGCTCGCCAAGTTCTGCCATTACTGCATGAATCTGATATTGAAACCATGAGAATAAAACTAAGAAAGGGTGGACTACATGGCTGAAGACTTTTTCAAGATAGATTTCCCAGGCTACATGCCTCTGGAAATTAGTCTAAACCAGCCCGATGATTTTCTAAAAGTAAGAGAGACTCTGACTCGTATCGGTGTGGCTTCCAGAAAGGACAATACACTGTATCAGAGCTGTCATATCCTGCACAAGCAGGGACGTTACTTTATTGTGCATTTCAAAGAGCTGTTTGTTTTAGACGGTAAACCCGCGGATCTAACAGACAATGATCTCGAACGCCGAAATACAATTGCCAAGCTGCTGGTGGACTGGGGCCTGGTAAAAGTAACTGACGCTGAAAGTATCAGACATCAGGCGCCACTAAACCAGATCAAAGTAATTAGTTATCGTGACAAGCATAATTGGAAATTAGAAACTAAGTACAACATAGGTAAGAAGAAACCGGCGCAAGCCGAGTAACGACTCCCTTCGGGATGGGACCAGCAGTCCGAGGTAAGGCTGGTAAATAATTTCTCGGGTTCAACGCCTTCGGGGTTGAAATCATAAACTCGCTTCAACAAGGAGAAAATATGAGCGATCAAGAACTGAGTGTCTATGTTTGCGGCGTCTGTGGACGCGAGCACGATGAGGCAGTAGATGGTAAATTCGAAGATTTGCCAAAGTTTTATATCTGCCCTGACTGTGGATGCCACAAAGACGAGTACGCCAAACTATAATCTTGCTTTCGAGGAGAACAAACATGACTTTTGTACCACAACTACCTTCAGTTTTCAAAGACTTTGATAAATTCTTCGTAGGTTTTGACGACACCTATAATCGTATGTCAAAATTTCACGACGACCTGACCAAAAACATTCCTAACTATCCTCCATACAATATTCGCAAAGTCGAAGAAAACAAGTATGTGATCGAATTGGCTATAGCTGGTTTTGCCAAGTCCGATGTAGAGATTACCTTTGAAGATAACAAACTTATCATCAGTGGTAAATCTAAGGAAGACAATGCCAATGATTTCCTGTTCAAGGGAATTGCTAACCGAGCGTTTACTCGTACCTTCTTGCTGGATGACAACATTGAGATCAATAATGCAGACATGATGAATGGCATGCTAAAGATCGCTCTGGAAAAAATCATCCCCGAGCACAAGAAGCCCAGAAAGATTGAAGTAAATTCTGGTCCCGAGTTTTTACGTGAGGACAGTAAATGATTGCAATCATTCTAAGGGCAGTAAAGCAATACTTTAGAATGAGTCCTGTTGCCGAAAAATATTTGGCAGGTAGCGTTGATAGAGCAGACTTCGAACACAGAGAAAAGACCCTGAAAATACGAGGTTTGCTATGAAGAAATTTTTCGTAGTCATGTACGAAATCTGGTGTACTGGTTTGGTAGCCAGTCATTTGACTCGAAGAGGGAAATGGCAAAGCGCCTGTAAACTCATGAAGGGACTATGATGGAAACCGGGCTGATTTTTTGCTTTGGTGTACTGATTGCCTTTTGTGTT